AGCCGAGTGATTGCACAACATCAATTCTCGGTGTACCACCAGGCTCAAAAACGATTGGTGAGTTACCGTCAAAGATAGCGGACAAACTCTTCAGCGGTTCTAACGCACCGAATGTCAGTTCGCCGTCTTTGAAAATTCTTGTAAATGTTCTTGGGTTGAACAAGGCACTGAAGATGTTATTTTCTATTGCGCCAACAGTGTTAGTTGGATCACCAAACGCAACAGTTTCATGAAAGGCAAATGTCACTTGCTGCTTCAGGGGTTCTGTGCTACTCGCTTGTGACAAAGAGATGTCACCAATTGATTGTGGGTAAACACCTCTCACTTTGAGATTGAAAACCTCATTGTCTGCGTGATCGTACATTCTTATGATCGCATCGCATGTGTAGTCATCATAGAATTTGAATTTGTTTGATTGACTATTTACGATATGGTTATGCCATACTTCAAAAAGAAGTCTCTCGAACATATCCTCTCCAACTCGAAATGTTGCATCAAAAGAGTTGGTGTATGTTTTGACGTATGGCATTTGTTTTACTGGACCTACAGCGTTTCTGACCTCTGCTGTCGATAATGCTTGACCAGGCAAAGTCAACTCTTCGCATGTAAAGTAAAGTCTTAGGTTTCTGTCAGATGAGAATAATAAACCACCACTCTCACCGTCAAACGGGCCGCTTTGAAACTCTATCGAAAATCTATTCGATGGTGCATAGTTGAAGTTTGAGACATTTGATATGACATCGCTGATGAAAAACTTAGGCATCTTCTCTGCTCTCTCGGTGAACGCGGCTCTCTCTGGCCTTCTTAAATCTTGCTAATGGCAAAGCAGTCGCAATCTCCCACTCGTTGGCAGGTATTTCTACGATTTGCGAGTCAATGTTCCTACCCAAGTACCGTTTGATACAAGGCTTGGCACCTCTATATTTAGCAAAGTTCTTGATGATTTCATAAGACACACGAATCTTACTCTTAGCATCCATCTCTTTTGTTGTTGAGAGTTTCATGAGTTTTCCTAAAAGATTCATTCTCATCTTCAGTGGAAGATAATGAAGATTCAAACCAAGAAAGCCATCACCGTACATTTCGATGATAATCACCAAAGGAAAAGAGTCATAGTATGGCAGTTTGTCTTTGAGTTTTGGTGAGTAGTGAAAGAAATACATTTTACCAGGAATCTGAAACTTCGTGGCACCTCGTTTTATTTCTGACGCCAGCACTCTTTTAGATATTGGTTTGCGAACAAGACTCTGCACCTTGTCTGTCATCCACTTTCGCAGTTTTGCCGTGCCGAAGACACCTTGATCAATGGCTTCTTGTTTGAGTTCTTGTATGAATTTTTTAGCCATGAATATGATCCTCTGTGAGTATTACAAACTCCCAACCCTTTTTATCGCAAACTTTCTTTGCTGCTTCCCACTTGGCACTGTTGATGCCCCATGACTTGACTTCAGTGACGTATTTTTTCGTGACTCTCGATTGCTTCTTTGGTGGCTTCGTGTATTTTTTTGGTTTGATCTCGATGAGTTTTTCGACGATCTCACCTTTCGTGTTTTTCTGTTTGACCCAAAAGTCTACAAAGTATCTGTGAAATTTTCCATCTATTGGCGACTTGTATGGTATAATCACTTCCTCAGATGACCACTCAAGTATGTTTGAGTTTGAATCACAGAGTTTCATAAATTTTCTTTCCCACAATGAACGATAAATAATGTTTGAGTGATCACCTTTATACTTTGTAGGATTGGTTGGTTTAAATCTTCCTTTATATGCCATATACATAAATATGTATAAGAGATAGTCGAATCCGCATGACCGAAGAGCAAGATAGAAGAAAACTAGAAGGCGAAGACTCTGTTGGTTTCAACCTACAGTACCCCACAACGAGAGGCCTCGGTGACGACACCGAAGGTCAAGGTCATCATATGATCTTTGAGATTTTCGATGTTGAGGGGCTTTGCTTAGAGTCAATCACAAACGCATTCAAAGGAACAGAGACAACAGACCAAAGTGATGATCCAGACGCTCTGGAGGGCGAGCAACAAGAAACGAGCGTCTCAAGTTTGGCTTCAGACAACCGCACGACTGCTGGTCAGTTTGCAGATTTTATCACAACAAATGCGGGTGTTGCCCTTGATCAAGTCGCAGAAGAATTCACTAGACTCAATCAAGAAAATAAAAAAATCAAGGGTAACATAGTATTATATGTGCCCGAGGCTGTGAACACATCTTACGGTTTAGATTGGCAGATGAGTGATGACATGGTTGGTGTGGCTCTACTTGAGGATGTTTTTAAACTTATTCGTGCGAATCAAACAGGCGCAAACACTGAAGGCATTCTAGGTTCAATAGCAGAGCAGGTTGCCCTCCAAGCAGCACCAGGAACAATTGACTCCATAAGTTCACTGATCGGGGTAAACTTTGGTGGCCAGGCTGCACTCGAAAATCTTACGAAGAAGGTTAGAAATCCTCACATCGCATTCTTATTCAAGGGTGTGAATCAAAGAACATTCTCCTTCGAGTTCAACTTTACACCACAAAATTTGAGAGAAGTAGAAGAGGTTCATAATATCATTAAGACTTTCAAGAAACATGCTTTGCCTGAGTTAGATCAATCGCAAAGATTCTTAAGATACCCATCGTTGTTTGATATTTCGTATCGATCAAATTTCAATCAGACAGCAAATGAAACGAGCAACGGGTTTTTGTATAAATTAAAACCATCAGTTATCACAAACATCGGTGTTGATTATTCTGGTGGTGGTGTTTTCTCTACATTCGAAGATCAAACCATGCAAGATTTAGATGGTAAAATAATTGGTGGTGCACCTGCCACTAACATCAAACTCACACTCGACTTTGCAGAGACATCGTTGCTCACCAGACAAGATATCGTGGAGGGTCATTAATGTCATACTTTCGCAAAAACTTTCCCAAAGTAAGATACGATACTCTCGGTGATGGCAATCGCAAAACCATGATAGACATTACCCGTGCGTTCAGGTTGCGTGACGAAGTAAAAGAGCAAGGCACAATATTTTTTAACTACATTGTGAAAGATGGTGATCGCCCAGACACCATCGCATCAAAACTCTATGACCAAGAGGATCTACACTGGTTAGTTTTGGCTGCGAATGACATACAAAGCCTTTATCATGAATGGCCTAAGACACAACCAGAGTTAGACAAGTATATTTCAAAAAAATATCAAGGTAGTTCATTATTCGTTACCACGACCTCAGTAAAAGGTCAAGATGTAAGTCGAAAGTCATATGACGTTGGATCGCATGTGACGGGTGCGTATAATGAGGTGTCAGGCATCACAGCAGAGGCAAAAGTTTTTTCATGGGATGGTAATTTTGATGAGTTGGCAATCACGGGATCTACAGGCACTTTCGCCCAAGGGGATTCAATACAAATAATATCATCAGATGGTCTACTTATCACCGAATCAATAGACAAAATTGTTGATCATACTGATGCCTTGCATCACTTCGAAGATTCTAATGGAAATTATATTGATCCTTTTGGTGCGACTGCATCTGCTGGTTTGCAAGCAGACTACGTTCAAAATTATAAAGACAACAACGTGCCATCAACAGTTTCAATACGAACAAATCGTGAGTATGAAGATGATATCAATGAGTCAAAGAGATCAATAAAATTATTACAGAGTGATTTTGTTGAGCCGATACTCAGAGACTTAGGTGGAATATTCAGTAATGGTAGATGAGCAACCAACTACACAAAACAAAAGTGGTGTAATTCGTCCTGGTGATATTGACATCGGTGACATAGTTCTCACTTGTAAGAATGGATTCAAGGCAAATCTTAAGGAGATAATTGTTGAGTTGAATATCAATGAAGATATTTTTTCGCCATTCATATACGGTGAACTTTCGCTCGTAGACACGCATGGACTTCTTAGATATGGTCCTATTTTAGGTGCTGGCGAAGAAAGTCTTTTGGTAACATACAACACCCCATGCACAGATCCAGTGCAACTTGAGTTTGTAATATACAAAGTCAAAGATAGATCAAAACTTGACAGAGATAGCACCGAAGCGTATACGCTGTGTTTTACAACACCTGAAGCCCTCAAAGATAAAGAGCAGAAGATATACAAAACCTTCACAGGTAAAACTTACTCTGATTATGCAAAACAGATTCATAAAAAGTACCTTAAAGTTGAGGGTGGCCCAGAGTTAGAGGTCACACCAACAAACTACATCACCGCTTTTACTTCTGATGGTTGGACACCATTTCAGTGCATGAAGTATATGGCAAACAGAGCGGTACCAAAAGAGTTCTCTGAATTTGAATTTGCAAGAGGTTACTTGTTCTTTCGTTCATTTGAAAGATATGAATTCATAAATGTTCTCAGTCAGATGCAACAAGATCCAGTCGCACACTATCGCTACATCAACAATAGAATGAATTCTGGTATCAGTCAGTTTGATCTTTTGAGTAATTTCTTCTCCATTGAGTCTTTTGTCATGAAAAATAATGATGATGCCATTCTCGATACTCTCAATGGAAAGTATGGATCAACAGGTATACACTACGATCCATTTCACGGAACAATCACTGAATCTGTTTTTGATGACAGATATCTTGATCGCGTCACGGAAGATGCCACAAGTCGGGTCGAGGCAGAGAGACTTCGTAGATATGGTCAAGACAGACCCACAACTGGTCTCACACAATACGAAATTTCTACGAGTTATATTTATGATAACATAGAAAACGCAGAATATGGTCTACCAACTGAATCACCATCTGATTATGTTTCAAGAGTTTTTTCAACAGACACTAAATTTAAGTCAATAGAGACAACACCTCAAGATCCAGCGTTGACGAGCGAAGAGCCTGAATCATTGAATGCTTTTGATCCAAATGATCGTATTAATGATCCTTTAGGTGGAAGACCAATCTCTGCTTTATTTCCAACTACAAGACGCCTTTTCGACACCGATGAGCCTGACACTATTGCGAATGTTCTTCTTACCACAGAATCACCTTTAAATCGAACATATGAGGTATTCATCTCAGATGCCAGACCAGGTAAAATCATAGATGCAGAATTAACGACATTTGATGAAAACGGTGATGTGGAGGAACTGGTTATTTTCTCTAATAGTGAATTAAAAGCAATTGTCACGCCTGAGGTTTTCAATCAACAAGTTCCAACAGATGAAGGCGTTTATTTAATGAAATTCACAGAGAATCAGGGAGAGTTCATCAACAACATATCTTTCACAAAAACTTTTGGTGAAGTCCCTCTCATTGATCCACCCTTAGCGAAACAAGAAATACCAGCATCAAGAGAGGGTTTGTCACCACAAGAAGAGGAAGAGTATGGGGCAATTGGCTCAGAAGTTGATTATACAACAGTGATTAACGCAAATCAGGAAAGAAGATCACAGATGCAACAGTTCAAGGGTATGGTGATTGAAGTGACTGTTCCTGGCGACTCAAGAAGGCGTGTTGGTGATATTGTTAGGACTGAGTTTCCAGCAGAGCCAGTTGTGCCAAACAGACAAGACGATACAATAGATTTATCGATATCAGGTAAATATATGGTTACACATATCAGGCACCAGATACGAAAAGATGACTACAAATTGGTGATGGAGTTATCAAGAAACTCAAGAGCGAAAAGGATACCAGATATCAATCAGGGCATAGAACCTGAAACAGCACCAAGTTAAATAGAGAGGTAATATGAAAAAAAGAACGCACTCTAAAGGAAAGAAAAAAACTATTCGTGTTGTCGCTAGATCGAATTTGAAGAGTGTGTATAAACGTGTAAGGAAAAAAACTGAATGAGCAAAGATTACATTACTGACAGAGGATTTAACTGGTTTATTGGTGTCGTTGAAGATAACAACGATCCTGTGAAACTTGGTCGTTGTCGTGTTCGAATCATCGGCTTGCATTCGAGTGACCGATCAATACAACCGACAGATCAATTGCCATGGGCTATGCCAATGCAACCAATCACAAGTGCTGCGATAAGTGGTAAAGGAACAACACCCCTTGGTGTTCTGAATGGTACACATGTTGTAGGTTTTTTCATCGATGGAGCGAATCAACAAAATCCTGTGATTATGGGAACTCTCGGTAAACTTCACAAATCAAAACCAGATCCATCAAGGGGCTTTTCAGATCCTGATGGTGTGTATCCAATCGAAACGAGAGTTGGTGAACCAGATACAAATAGACTCGCAAGAAATGAGGGTTTGACCGGTGCATCAATAGTTCAGCAGAAAATAGACACAGTTGAAACTGATATACCAACTGCGTTAGGTAACACATGGAATGAACCAGTGACACCATATTCAGCAGAATATCCAAAAAATCATGTGTTAGAAACAGAGTCGGGGCATGTTCAAGAGTTTGACGATACCCCCGAAGCAGAAAGAATTCACACATATCACAAATCTGGTACCTTTGAAGAGATTCATCCTGATGGCTCGAAGGTTGAGAGAATCATGGGTGACAAATATGAAATATGTAAGAATGACTCAAAAGTTTTGATTCGTGGTGATGCCGATATCACAACAGACGGCAACGCAAAACTTCTCGTAAATGAATCTTTGGCAGTTGAAGTCTCGAACGGTGGCATCAACATCAAGGTTGTGGGTGGTGATTTGAATCTAAACGTCGATGGTGGAAGTGTAAGATCGAGAATAAATACAAGAGGTGGAGTTGTTCGTCAAGATATCACTGCACCAAATGTTGTTGAAAATATAGATGGTAACAAAATAACTACCGTATCGGGTAACTGTTCAATGATTGCTAACGGTACATTTTCTATTCGTGGAAGTTCAGTGAGGATAAACTGATGAGAGCAATTGCAAGAGATGGTGACACCGTGGGTCCTGGTGGTAAAATTATCAGCAAGGCAAGAAATGTTTTTATCGGTGGTAAAAAAGTTGCCATTGAGGATAGCCCTGTCACTCCGCATGATAAGGACCCCACACACAAAGCAACCATGAAAGCAACGTCAAATGTCTTTGTAAATGGTAAAAGAGTTTGTCGTGATGGTGACAAAGCAACTTGTCGCCACGCTGTAAAATCTTCACAAAGTAGAGTTCAGGCAGGCTAACATGAGTCAACCATTTCCAAGAACTTTGAGTCAACCACCTTTCACACTCACAAAATCGCAACTTGCGATTATTGAACTTGTCAACAATGACAAAGGTATTGATGACCCGACAAAAGATGCGAGACAGGCTTGTTTAGGAGTCCTAACAACAGAGAGAGGGAAACTGCTTACTCTCATAAATTCTTTCTCTGTCGGGTCAGGCGTCGGTGATATATCTGCGTCAACGAAAATTTTAGGACCATTGACATACGCTCAAGTTTCTGGATTGTCAGGGCCTCTGAATAACGTAATCAACAACATTACCACAAAATACAAAGATCATAGTGAGAGATTGTCTGGTATCAAAGAGATACCACCAACAGATGACACACCCGATTTTACTACGGTAGTTGGCGTAGCGACTTCGCATCACGAAGCACAAGCGAGTTTTGCTCGCTCAAAAGGTGAGATAGTGCAAGACAATTTCAGTCCTCTTTTCAATAGTATTATTGGTGACGCAAACGATGAGTTTACAAGAGTCAAAGAACAAACATTTGATTTGTTGGGCAGATTAGAGAATGAAGGAACAAATTATCTCACATCCGTCAGGGGTGTTTTGAATGAGGCAGCAGATAATTTTGACGGCACTGGCAACGCAAATAGTTTTGCCACTGAAGATGTAAACAACTTTGATAATGCATTAGAGTTTCTAAATAAGATATCAAGGGCTAGTTTTTTCGTAGGTTTGGCTGGCTCAAAAAATACACATGAGAGATTTTTGGTTGATAACTTCATTGGTGATGTGAATCTGAAAACACTACTGACTGAAGCAGACAATGAGGAAGACGCAAGGTTAACATTCGAATGAGAGTCACAGTCAATACATCAACGTCAAACGCTGTTCGCGTATCATCTCAAGAGTCAGTAAAAGTTGATAGTGCTGCTGAGAGAGGTCCTGCAGGCCCACAAGGTGTTCAAGGTGCAACAGGTAACACTGGCAGCACAGGTGCCACAGGCTTACAAGGAACAACAGGTGCGACAGGTGCGATTGGTGCCACAGGCTCACAAGGAACAACAGGCACTACTGGTACAACAGGGTCAACAGGTGCTACAGGCTCACAAGGAATACAAGGCACCACTGGAACAACAGGTACTACAGGCACTACTGGGTCAACAGGTGCAACTGGTGCTACAGGCTCACAAGGAATACAAGGCACCACTGGTTCAACAGGTACAACTGGTACAACTGGTACAACTGGTGCGACTGGTTCAACAGGTGCCACAGGACCACAAGGCACAACAGGTACAACAGGTACAACTGGCACAACAGGTACAACTGGCACAACAGGCGGTGGACTCACGAATCCTAGAGTTAGTGATAGACGACTTTTGATTGATGTGATTGATGCTAATAGCACAGTAATTGGCACACCCAGTCTCGGTATTGTTATCGGGGCAACTGGATCACAGGGACCGACAGGTACAACTGGCACCATAGGCACCACAGGTGCGACAGGCGCAACGGGAGCGACAGGATTCTTAGGATTGAGTGCGGGTCTTAGAATAGATGGTGTCACACTTGCAATCGACGAAACGACACCCAATGTAGCGTTCAATAGTATAGTCACGGGTGAAGGTGCCACATTTGGTGGTCGTGTGATCATTACAGGTAGTGGCTTCACACACGGCGGCTCTTTTACATTACCAGGAACAGGAAACTTTGAGGTTCACGGAACAGCGGGTCCCCAGTTTATCGTTTCAAGTGATGATTTTACAACACTTCTTGCCCGAGGAGAAGAGTCGGCATCGACCATTTTGTTTACACCAAAACGCGCCCAAAACGGCAGCATGTTGGTGCTGCAAAATGGAAGACTTGTGTTTACCAACCCCACAACTCCCGGACAACTTGCAGCAGATGGATCGAGTTTAGATCCTAAACAGCGTGTCAACAACCCAAGAGGGTTTGACACCAACGGAGTGTTCAGATCAAACAATGTCACTGGTGGTATTCAGTTTGCTGATGGCTCAGGATTGTCATCTGCAAATAATATCACAGGTGGTTTGACTGCGTTCGGCATGGTAAACTTTCCGCAAGGTTTGACCGTTGGTGTTGGTGGCATTCAGTTTGCTGATGGAACAAGTTTGACAACCGAGACACAGATCGCTTTCAAGAATGAATCGAACACCTTTACAAGCAATCAATTCTTCACAGCGACTAAAGGTATTGGGGCAAATGGTGATGATCTTGGTATCAGATTTGATGCAAATCAAGTTGTTGTGATTGGTGATCCTGAAGATGCCGCCAACTCCACAAAACTCACTGTTGATGACAATAATCAACTCATCACAGTCTCTCCTAGTTTAGCCGTTGATACCAGTATTCAACATGCGGGAGATGCAAACACAAAAATTCAATTCGGAACTGACACGGTTGATTTTGATGCTGGTGGCAGAGAGGGTATGAAACTTACCTCAACAGAGACACAATTCAACAACGGCATTACAGTCACGGGCGCTGCTCAGTTTAATGGTGGCATTACAGTCACGGGCAACGCCCAGTTTAATGGTGGTATTACAGTCACGGGTGATGCCGACATCCTGTTTAGAGATATCTCTGGCACCAATACGACAAGACAAAGAACAGCAGCACAAAACGGATTTAGATATCAAAGTGCTTCTTCAGGATCTGCATTGAGTGTAGAAGGCGCTATACTTATTTCAATTGATGGGACAGGTGAAATTGATTCGATTTCCCTCAGAAATGAGGATAAAGAGGGAACTGATGTCAAACCTCTTCTCACGCAACTAAGAGATAATGGTGGATACTTTGAGATAAGTAATGGTGATTTTACAAAGGTTCTTGCACTTACAATTGAGTCGCAGGCAGGTGATGATCAGAGTGTTTCTGTAGGTGAAACCACCACTGCGGTTAGTGCCGCAACCACAACGATACAGGTTGAATCGCTCATAGAAAACCAAGCGGGTTTACATCTGCAAAATAATACAGATGTTTTTGTAAAGATTATTCCAAACGCAGCAAACTTTATTCGTGATTTCAATGGTGTGACTGGATCCGTTATTACAAGTGCCTTGACAATACCAGTCGCAGGATTGTCTGCTGGTTCTTCTGGCATAATAACACAATCACATATCGAATTCGGGGATGGCACGACACAAGATACGGCACATCGAGGCGAAAATACAGCAACATTTAGTATTCGTGCTTCGAGTGCGATTTCTACAGGCAGTAAATCAGACACCTTGTTCAGAGTTCCTTACAATGCGACATTTACACAACTACAAATTAGTC